CTTTCTTCGCCCCCTCCCTGCTAATAATATGCGCATGAGTGGTTAATCCTCTCTTTACTTTGTGCCATTTTCCTAGATTCTTTCCAACCCTTGCCCCACTCGTTCTGTCGTTACACCCCAAGTAGAATAAATCAAACGACTCAGGAAGCACCCCATTCCACCTCCCCACCTGCCGAGCGTCATCTTCCAATATCCACATATAAGGCTCTGCGCTTTCAATCAACTTCTTCCACAGCCTTAGATGGCTCATGCTACAACCAAACGCTCCCCTTAGTAACTGTATGCCCTCCATTTCCTCCTCTGTCGGCTCGTAAGCACTCACCCTAGTATAATCTATGCCCATCTCTTTTGCGTGGCTTACAAACGATTTCCAACGGTCTGTGCGTCTGTCTAAGTTGATTACATGGGCTTTCATAGGCGTGTCCATCTTTCAGGGATTAAGTCCTTTGTTGATAGGTTCGCACTCTTTCCGAACCATTTGATTGGTGCGATTGTTTCACCTCCTCCGAGCCAAGCACCCCACCAGCTCCATGTTGAATTGCCTATAATGTAACATTCGTGGTTGGAGAAGTCCTGCATATCGTGAATCTGATCTCCCCTAGACATAATCTCACCATACTTGGCAAACTCTTCAATTTGCTCTGGACTGTCCGAGTAAAAAGTGTAAGAACTCGCCCCCATCTTATCCATTGCTGGTAGGTAATAATCTAGTCCTAGCCTCGGATGATATTCTCCGTCATAGTCCCCCCTCCTTATGTGTACCGCACAGCCATCCTTTTTATCTGATGAGCGATTGAATTCGAAGTAATATCTAACATCATCTTTACAGTGCTGGAAGTATAACTCACTCTGAAGGTGTCCACACAAGTTGACTGACCTTTTGGTACGGATATTGTGATAACCCCAATGCACGAACAGATCTTTGTAGTTCTTTTTCACATAAGATGGGAGTGGATTCTTGAAGTAATTTTGCACCTCGAAGTCTTTATGCAAACCAAACCTCTCAACTGCATCCCAGTTCTTCCATTCCGGAAAGCAGTACTCTTGATTGTTCATCTTAGCAATCCCTATGGTTGACGCAATTTGGAACATCTGATTACCCAGCCTTCCGTGTCTACCAAGCTGTTTGAAGGTTATCATAATTCGTTGTTCCGTTTCCTGTGGTGATAGAAAAGAACAGGATAATCTTCTTGCGGAGTAGGCTTGTGCTTCTCCAGGTACTTTGCAGGATACCAATGGAGTCTAATCCCATCACGGATTGCAAGGGATGTCAGCAGTGCCTGATCGTGCCTATGTTCTCGATATTCTTGATGGTTTGGTCTAATGCTGGGTGCGTCATTTATTAAGTGCGGAATTAACGACCACATCATCCATTCCTTGATGAATTGAATTGCTCTTGGTGTCTTTCTCAAAAAGATGGCACTTGCTTGGCATTGATAATCAGCCCCATTGCGTTGGTCGAAGATGTCTAGCACATCTCCTTTGCACCAATGCTGATGAATGAATCCGTTACTGAACAGGAAAATATCTTCTTCTCGCTCTCCAATGGTTCGCAAATCTCCGACAATCTCTAGACCTGAATCAGTATAAATAAGCCTTGATCCATCTGGTATGTCCTTTAGCACATTGTAGATAACAATCGGCTTCCAGACCCAATACCCAGCCCCCCGACTTTCTAGTATGGTTGGATGGGCTAAATCAAGATATGTTGATGGTATGTCATTGATTGACATGGTGATGGAATTGTTAGCACCATATCTAAGTGCAGACAGAGAGCATATCTGCTGGGCTTTCGTCATCCGCTCGTCTGCATAGCAAAGGTGTGTCATAACCAAAATATAAAAAGGATGACTCTCTGTAAATGCAAATAAAAAAAGGGCTGACCCTTTCGAGCCAACCCTTTTAACCCTAATACAAAGTATTAAGCAGAACCGTTCGCAAGTGCTGAGGCGAAGTCGCCATAAACAAATGCTGTTGGTCTGTAAATCGCTAGTGCTAGACGCTCTGAAGCAACAACAGTAACAACGTTACGAATAGCGTTGTCTTGATCTTGCTCGAAGAAACGAATGCTAGACTGCTGACGGTCGAATAGTTGCGCCCCCATAGAGAAGTCGCCTACTAAGAAGTCGCCAGTAGTAATAGCTGTGTTAGCAACTAAAGGAACACCTGCAATGCGTGGCATCTCAGCACCGAAGCGGAACTGGTCAGGCATTAGATACTCACCTTGTCCATCCTTGATAAGGAGCAAGTTGAAGTAATCGTCAGGGTGAACCATGATTGCGTTAGCCATGTACTCGCCATCACGAACCTGTGCAACAGCAGACGTTAGAACATCGAAGCGGTTTACGTTGCTATCAGCTAGTGCGTCAGAGTAAGCAGAAGCATCTTCAGTCAAGCCTGTGAAAGAAGGAAGGTTTGAACCTTCTCCGTAAAGAAGAACATTGTCCTCTTTGACACGGATTTTCTTAGGTAGGCGTGTTGATAGATAGCTTGTTAGTCCGTTGACATCTTCTAGCATTTCGCTTGTTACACGAACGTGAGAAGCAATCGTGCGAACTGGTGCATCGTTGCTTTGTAGGTCAAACGTAGTTTCGCCTGAAGCTGAACCAGTGATTTTGATTTCAGACCCATCAGAGTAGTTTAACTCTTTGATGTAACGTACAGTATCGCTTGAAGTCGTACCTGCTGGTAAGAACTCACGAACGTGCGTTGGGCGGTCAGCATCGAAAATAACGCCTGGTTGGTAGTCAGGAGCAACAACGTTAGCAGAGCTAGTGTTATCTACGTAGTCAGCATCTCCATTAACGATTGCCTTTGTAGAGAACGTAGGCACGTTGAAGTTGATACCTTTGTGTGAACGCACTTGGTCAGCAAAGCCTTCTGTTCCTTTGATTTGAGATACCATGTCAGATACCCAATTCTTAGAAATAGTTGATTCAGCTTGACGCTTCGTGCTAGACTCGATTGAATCTACTTGCTCTTGTAGTTTGTTGTAGTTAGTAGTAAGTGCAGATAGCTCGTTTGATTTGAGGCTATCTAACTCACCATGTAGGTTAGCCTTTTGGGCTTCCATTGCTCCCTCGATTTTCTCGTCTATTTGGTTTCCGAGAGAATCAAGTTTTGCTTCTAGTAGTTCCTTGATTTCCATTGTTATAGTAATTTGATTTGTAGTTTTTGGAATGCTTCATCTATTTCACTCGGCAAGAGTTCCGCTTGAGTGGATTGCTCCGGCTCAGCTTTTTCCTGTGAGTATTGGTCTATGATGAACTGTTCTAACTGCTTCATCTGTATCTCTAACAGATTAAAGGTGTCGTCTGTGAAGTCGCCTCTACGAAAAGCCTTGCTAATCGTTTGCATCTTCTGTACAGCCTCGGTTGCAGTCATGCTCTTGAATCCTGTAAAAGGAGTGTTTTCGTTTGCTCCAAAGGTTACCGTGCTTCCCTCGTACAACATAACTTCTTCTATCTCGTTAAAGCCTTCCTTTGGTGTGTTCTTTACGGTACGGAATCCAATCGAATGTTCGTTGATTACCCCTGCTTCGTATAGCTTTAATACATCCTCACCGTAGGTAGTACCGATAATCTTGCTCTCGAAGTAAAGACCGAACTCATCCTCTTTGAGCATATACGGTTTCCCTAGTGGTTTGTTAACATCGTGCTGGTACAGGTGCATGATTCTGTTCTTACCCTCGGGTCCATTCTCCATGATGGTCTTTGCAAACGCACCTTGCTTGATTGAATCCATGTCTGAGTCAATACTCCCGAACTGAGCGAAGTACCCAGTAACAATACCGTTAGCACGATCAATATCTTTGACCTCTGCTGGAAACCCCTTGTATTTGAATGATTGCATTTTGCCTTGCCTCATTTCTTCAAGTTCTACGTTTCTGTCGTGTGATGAACAAGCCATGAAGTACGAATCTCCATCAGGTCCTTCGTGTCTGTGTGTACCCCTGCACCCTAGAAAGTCCGCATATTCTTCAGCTTCTTCTTCGGTTCTAAAGTACGCAAGTGTCGGTTCTTTTACTTGTTCCGCTTTCTTTGAACTCATAGGGTGTCCTTTTGGTAGTAGGTCTGTATCGTGTTTGCCACTTCTGAACTTTCCGTTTCTCAAAGCGTATAGGAATGAATTAACTCGAGCCATTGCCCATTGAGAAGCTGAGCTTACTGTTGGTCTTACACTTGATGGGTTAGAACGATACGCCCCTACCCCCCTGTCGTACACTTTCTTTAGCGTACCAGCAGTCGTTCTTTTGGAGGCTACATCACCCACCTCTTCATTGTGTTCTTTTGCCTTGTCTCGTAAGGTGTCCATTAGTGCCATAGGCTAAATATAAGGCTAATCTTCCGTTATGTATATTTGCGTACATCGACAGTTAATCACGTTACCTGCGCTACCTGCTGGGTCGCCTGGGTAGTCGAGTTGCTCACCCATCACAATAAATGGCTCATCCTTTCCTACCACTTGCCCATCGGCTATAATATGGTCATCCCTAGTCCTAGCGTCCTGCGTGGATAGCCATTGCTTTTGAAAGTTAAGCCCTGTGGACTTCGCACCCTCTAAGCTCCCTGCGTTGGAAGCTGATACAATCTCTGTTCTTGCTATTCTCCTTGCCCTCTGTGCGACCGTTCCTGCCAAAGGTGGTAGTGAAGTAGTGCCTATAATCTGCGCTCGTATCTGCTCAATCCCTAACCCCTCCTCTAGCCCTGCCACGATAATAGAGTTTATCTTTTTCTTAGTCGTTTTGTTAATCGCTACAATCCTAGCTGAGGCATCTATCAAAGCATACTTTCTCATTCGCTCAATCCACACTGGGTCCTGCTTGAACTCAGGGCTAGGCATTTTCTTCAATCCGGAATAGGTAGAACGTGCAAAGCTATCACCCACCTCGGTATAGAGCTGAACAAACGCCTCCCTTATTGGTTCTTCTCTT